GACCACGGAGAGCGGCTGGTGGCGGCCGGACTGAATGTCCGCGTCATGACATTATCCGACGGTAAATCCAAAGACGCCGACGAATATTTCAAATACAAAGGGAACACCTATGACGAAGCCCTGGCCCAGAACACGGCCGACTTCGTGGATTTCATGTACCAAAGCAAAATGCCGGGCGTCATATCCCAGAACGACCGGCTCGACGTGATAAACTACATCTGCGGGCTGCTCATATCCTACGATGAAACGCTGGCCCGCATGTACCTCGACAAATTCGGGAAGGAGGACAAACAGGGTAAAATCTGGAACGAAACCTACTACAAACTGAAAAACAAACGCCAACTCGACAGCATCCGCGAAAAGAAACAGGAGCAAGCCGACCTGGTGGAGAAATACGGGTTCTACGTGCAAAATAATTGCTACTACGGAACGGTCGCAAAGGTCGGGAGCGCGTTGCAATGGACAAATTTCGTAATCCGGCCTATTGTGCTGATATGGGACGGCCCGGCCTCCTACCGCATGTTCGAGATCGAGAACGCCAACCATGAAAAGTGCCTTATCACGTTGCCCCAAGATCAAGTAACGACACTCGACAATTTCCAGAAGAACATAGAAGGCAAGGGCAACTACATCATCGAGGCGGTCGTTGCGAAACAGCAGTACACTCAACTGAAAAAGTACATCTACGAGCAGACGCCAACGGCCCGGGAAATCCAACAGCTCGGCTGGCAGAAGCAGGGCGAATTTTTCGCGTGGGGCAACGGCGCCTTCGACGGCGAAACCTTCATCCCGGCCAATGACTACGGGTTGATCCAGGTCGGCGACAAACTCTACTACCTCCCGGCCGCATCCAAGGAGAACCGCGAGGACACGACCACCTACAACCTGCACCGGAAATTCGTCTACGTGCAGCAGAACACCGTAACGCTCGAAGAATATGCCCGGCAATGTATCGACGTGTTCGGCGACAACGCCAAGGTCGCGCTCTGCTTCTACTTCACCACCCTATTCTCGGACATCGTGCGCAGCACTATCGAGAACATGCCAATTCTCGACATGTTCGGCCCTCCGTCCACCGGCAAGACCCAAATGGCCCGCGCAATCGTGGCCCCGTTCCAGATCAACGCCGAGTCGATCAACCTACGAAACGCGACACAGGCATCGCTGGGCGAGGCAATCGCCGAGGTTTCGAACGCCGTGGTGCATATCGACGAGTTCAAGGAGGACATCGACCCGAAAAAAATCGAGTTCTTGAAGGGTATCTGGGACAATAGCGGCCGTAGCAAAATGAGCATGGACGGCAAGAAGAAGCGCACCATGACGGCGATAAGTTGCGGCTTGGTGCTGACGGGCCAGGAAATGACGACATCCGACAACGCCCTCATGTCCCGAATCGTCATGCTGACCTTCTACCAGTCCAAGCACACCGAAGAGGAGGAACAACGCTACAAGCAATTCAAAATCATGTGCAACCGCGGCCTTTCGCACCTAACGCACGAAATCCTCCGCGAACGCCGCAAAGTCAAAATCGGGTATCGGGATGCTTACGACCTCACAAATGCCGAACTCCGCGCACGGACGCACGGCGTGATCGACCGAATACTCCAGAACTGGAGCAGCCTGCTCGCCACGCTTCGAATCCTCGAAACGTCCCTGCCGCTTCCGTTCACGTATGCCGAAACCCTCGAAATCGCCGCGCGGCTCTGCCAGATACAGAACGAGAAGGCCGAACAAACGAACGAACTCGCGGGATTTTGGGCGGCCATAGACTCGCTCGCAAGCCTCGGAAAAATCCAGATGAAGGCCGAGTACAAGATCGTACCAGGACCGGAGTGGTGTTTTGCCAAGAAAAATGAACGGAAGGAACTGCCGGACGGCCGCGAATATCTGCTCCTCTATTTCGGCCCCGCCGCGGACCTCTATACAATGCACAGCAAAACCCTCGGTGTGCGCTACCTGCCAAAATCATCCCTACAAGAGTATTTGAAAAAATCCGACGAGTTCATGGGTACGAAATCCGGCGTCCGGTTCCTCCCGCACCTGGGGGTCGGCGGAGGCATTAACGAGAACGAGGGAGCGCAAAGCAAGGTTACGTCGGCCATGGTGTTCGACTACACCCTGCTGAAGGAGAAATACGAAATAAGCCTATCCATGTCTGCTTATGGAACCGGGGACGACTCGGAACCGGCGCCGGAATCGGACGCGGAGGACAAACCTTTTTAATCACAAATATATCAATCCTATGTACAAGGAAAACGTAAAAAGCAAAAACCAGAAACGGGAGTGCTGGGAAAGAATCGAGGCCGTAATCAAAATGGCCCAAATGACAACGAACGGCTTCGCCCGTCATATCGGGTTGGCCCGGGGCGAAAACCTCTACCAGATCAAGCGCGGGAACAACGGCGTCTCGTTCGACGTGGCGGACCGGATCGTTGCCAAGTTCCCCGAGGTAAGCAAACTTTGGCTGCTGACCGGCGACGGCCAAATGATTAACGGGGATGCACCGGCTGGACCGTGGTCGAACATCGAGACACCAAACAGCAAAGCGTTTTTAGAGTTTGCGGCGGCGCTGTTGCTCCCGGAATTGGTCAATAAATCCGAATGCCGCGACCCCTACACTTTGGCCGTGGATCATGCCGAGAAACTCATGGCGGCGCTTGCAAAGAAAGGAGGGCAACAATGAAATTCAAACTCGTTGCACCTCGAACACCTCGGGACACAGATAAACTCAAAAAATGCACCACAGAACTCGAACGTCTGAAGATCATATTCACCAGCGGAAAACCCCGCGCCAATCATTGCATAGACATTCAAACGATGAAGGATTTTTATGCTCCAGAGATCGGGCGTTATCGAATATATCCGGAGGGCCGAAAAGGAGGTTACCGGTTCAAAACGGCAAAAGAGGCATTCGACGCCGCCTGCGAAATGTATAAATACCTCATTCAGAAAATCAAAGAATTGGAGGAACAACAATGAAAAGCATAAGTTTTATCGAAGAATTGCAGCGCGAGGTCGTCGCTCGGCAAAAGACGGAAACGCGCCGATTGACGGACCCACAGCCGGATGATTATTTGCGGAACGCTCGGGGCGATTTCGTACTACCAGACGGAAGCCGCGTAGACCTTCTGGCACGCCGTCGCATCGTGCGACCAAGGTACGAGGTCGGCGAAATTATCTACATCAAGGAGCCGTACATTCTGCACCCTCTGGGGCACGACAGAGTATTCTATAAATACGACCAGAAGGACATCCAAGAACTGCAAGAACTCGAATATGGGGACTACCTCGACAAACCCGGGTTTTGGCGGAATAAACAGTCCATGCCGGCACGGCTGGCCCGTTACTTCCTCCGGATAACGGCCAAGCACGGCGAACGGCTCCAAGACATCACCGAAGAAGCTGCAAAGCGAGAAGGTGTACGACCTTTTACCTCCATTGAAGGGCATTACGTCCACTATTGCCCGGAACTACATTTCACCAAAGAAGAACTCGTAGACGGCTATCCACATTGCAGCGATGCCCGCACAAGTTTTCGAACTCTTATGGAAATGCTCGAAGGTCCCGGAATTTGGGAAAAGAACCCCTTTGTGTGGGTGTATTGCTTCGAGTTTTTACCCGAACTGACAACATCCGAACGTCGGTTCTATAATTTGACAAAACGATGAGCGGCAACAAAAGCAAAAAGATTGCCTTCAATTATTTCGGCGGCAAGTTCACCTGGCTCGAACACCTCTACGAAAATTTTCCAGAGGGGTTCACGCACCTGGTGGACCTGTTCGCCGGATCAATGTCCGTAGCGATCAACTACCCCGGCAACGTGATCCGAACCGCGAACGAAATAAACGGAGAAATTACCAACTTTTTCGAGGTACTACGCGATCACGAAGAAGAACTCGTCCGGGCGCTACGGCTCACACCCCACGCGGAAGAAGAATTTGATCGTTGTCTGGGGAAAAAGCCCGACATAGCACCGGTAGAACGTGCCCGCCGATTTTATGTCCGCGCCCGGCAGTCATTTTTCGGAATGGGTATTCAGCAGCAGAAAAGAGGCTGGCATCTATCGAAGTCGGTCATGAATGCCCGCGGTGGGGCGCATCTATCGACATGGATCAATGGTGTGGAAAAGCTATACATCGTCGCCGCAGAAATTCGTAAAAATTTTCAGATTACGAACCGAGATTTTTTAGACTGCATCGACTCACTCGATTTCCCCGGTGCTTTTTTTTACTGCGATCCCCCATACCCGCAAGAGTGCCGCAACTCGGAGAACGATTACTGCTTTGAATTCACCGACGACCAGCATCGGCAACTTGCCGACCGGCTCCACCGGATCGAAGGGAAAGCAATGGTCAGCGGCTACGATTGTCCGCTTCTGAATGAATTATACGGCGACTGGCGCATCGTGCGATTTCCGTTAAAGCGTAACAACATCCGCTCGGGAATCAAGAACGGCTCCGGAACTATCATGCAGGAGTGCATCTGGTGCAACTACGAACCGCCGGTCAGAACTCAAAAATTATTTTAACATGGAACCACGAATTATCCGAGTATTTCCGTCCAAAACAAGCGCGACGCCCAACGACGATCTCGTCCGAATCCACACGACCCCCTCTCTATTCGACGAGGCCGACGAGGTACACATTTCGGTAACCTTCACATGGGACATCCCCTGGGCGGAATGGGCTGCGAAACAATGGTCCGCAGTCGCGCCGGTAAAGGTCGGCGGCCCAGCATACAATGAACCCGGCGGAGATTTCGTACCGGGTATGTACATGAAGCCCGGCTATGTCATTACCTCTCGGGGTTGTCCGAATCGCTGCTGGTTCTGCACCGTGCCGAAACGGGAGGGCTACCAACTTCGGGAACTCCCCGTAACGGACGGCTGGATCGTAGCCGACGACAACCTGCTCGCCTGCTCACCCGGCCACATCGACGAGGTATTCACAATGCTGGCCCGGCAACCGCATCGCCCGCGTTTCACGGGCGGACTGGAATCGGCACTTATGACGCCCGACATGGCCGGTCGGCTTCACGCTCTGAAACCGAAAACCCTATATTTCGCCTACGACAGACCGAGCGAACTCGAACCGCTCGTCCAAGCGGGAAAAATGCTTTTTAACGCCGGCTTTTCCAAAGCAACCCATGCCCTTCGTTGCTACGTGTTGATCGGCCACAAAGGAGATACCGAGGAGAAAGCCATTAAACGGCTGGGCGAAGCCTGGAAGGCTGGATTTCTACCTTTCGCCATGTTGTACCGAGACCAAGAAGGCAAACGCGACAACAACTGGAAACGCTTTCAACGCGAATGGGCGAATCATACTATTATACCCTGCAACTGTAAAAAATATTTCGGCGAATGAAATCGCTTACTCTATCCGACCTACGCGCCCGGCAGGCGTGGCCGCTCAACCAAAAGATCGACCACACCTGCTACGCCGTGGAGGCGTTCGTGGCCTACTGCAAAGAGCACGGCCGCACGCCCTACGTGTCCTTCTCCGGCGGGTTGAACTCGACCGTGTTACTCGAAATCGTCCGGCGGTTTGTCGATCCAAACATGCCGGGCGTGTTCTGCTCAACCGGTAACGAGTACCCGGAAATCGTGCGGTTCGTGCGGCACACCGAGAACGTAACGATTATTCGGCCGACCATGACCCCGCGGGAGGTCATAGCCCGGTATGGTTTTCCGCTCGTCAGTAAAGAGCAAGCGCAGGGCATCTACGAGGTACGTCATTGTAAAGGAGAAAAGACACTCCATCGACGACTGGAGGGCGGAAAAAACCGTTCAGCAACAATCTCCCAAAAATGGCGCTACCTTATCACAGAACCTTACGAAGTATCGCATAAGTGTTGCGAACATCTGAAGAAGGGGCCGATGCGCAAATTTTGCAGAAACAGCAGCGCGGTTGTTATGGTGGGAACTATGGCCGGAGAAAGCGATCTACGAACCGGGCAATATCTGACCCGCGGCGCGTGCAACACCTTTTCGGATGATCCCCGAAAGGTTCACAGCGCCCCGTTGTCGATCTGGACGGACACGGATTGCTGGGACTACATCCGCCGTTTTGACGTGCTCTATTGCCCGATCTACGACGTGCCGGGTATCACCCGAACCGGCTGCGTATTCTGCGGGTTCGGCGCCCACCTCGGGGGGGGTGTCGCTTTCGCGTACTCTACAACCTGCATCCGAAACTCTATCAAATGGCTATGAACTACACCAACAACGGCTATACGCTCCGTTACGCCCTCCGGCGGATGGGCGTGTTGCTACCAGACGAACAACCCGAACTTTTCTAAAAATGGCAATCCGAATTTTATACATAGATCTATTTTGCGGCGCTGGGGGAACCTCGACGGGCGTGGAACGTGCTCGCCTCCGTGGCCGGAAGTGCGCGAAGGTAATCGCGTGTGTAAATCACGACGCGAACGCTATCGCATCGCACGCTGCAAACCACCCGCACGCCCTTCATTTCACCGAGGACATCCGGACCCTGCCCCTCGGTCCGCTGAAAGCCCGCATCGAACGGGAGCGCCGGCGCTATCC